AACGTCCTGCAGGGAAATACTGCATCTTTACTTTTACAGCCGCGGATTTTAAGCCGCCTCACCATAGCCCATCAGATGGGGCATACTAATGCATCGACCAGGGTCCCAGAAGTGTCAATAAATGACCGAGACCCACGATTCACCAGAGTCGACAGCGGAGGGTTCCAACCTCCATGACGCAGGGTAACTCCTTTCGGGAGCCCCATGTCACCGTCCGCACTCGGGCACAGCCGAGACTTTCTGCACAGACCACATTTCCAAATGTGGGACTATGTCCATTTCCCTTTGTCTTTCTTGACGTCTATCAGAATCTCCCCAACATCAAACTCCTCGTAAGGCGGCAAGTCTTCTTCCGGCTCAATCATGAGCGGGAAAGACTCTAAGCGCACCTCACGGGGAACCAAAAACGGACGACGAGTCTCAGCCCAGGTCGGCGGCGTAACACGGCACGACTCCCCAAAACCGCTAAGGTAAGGGGAGAAGTCCGGTTGATCGCGCCGTATTAACGACATCCTGAGCTTAAACTCCAACTCCGATCTTTTCTGTCGGGAAGCGAATTCCACGCCCCACTTCCACGCCGCAAGCTCCATTGCACTAACTTTCCTATCGTCTTTACTAATCGTATCCGGGTCAACAAATGTGCAGCCATCTCGAGGGACGACTACGTTGTGATCGGGACCTAAACTAGGTAAGACCTCGGAAGGTCGGTCCAAACGGAGGTTCCACTTACGCGTCAACCGCCACGCAAGGTCACCACGAAAACCAAGTTCCAAGGTACTAACCCTATAAGCCTTAAGAGAGGGCAAATGCCATCGAAAGAACTCAAAGCCAGCACGGAACCTGTGAGACCCGTGGATTCCTCGAAGGAAATCATCGTAAGTTTTGCAGAGTGAAGTGATGTCATCACACTCCTTAAGCATGCCGAACCGAAGTGTTTGGCGAACCTTATATTTTCCCCTTTCGCGAACTACTAAGGTAGAATTTAAAGAGCCAAACTCGGCCGACACACTCGTTTTTGTCCGCTCTACTTCTAATCCCAAAGACGACACCGTTTCCATCCAGCGCTGAGAGAACTCAGGGTCAGAACGGAAAAGGATGTCGTCACCGTTAATCTTGCAAGGACGGTTTCCGCCTCCGCAC